TGATGAACGACTTACAGGGGCTATCATGAAATACACAGCACCATTAGCATCAACACTATTTCTTCTTCGTGATGTTCTAGGTTTCAATAATGAAAACACAGAAGCAATCCTAACAGAAGCAGCAAAACTATGTGAAGATGTTATTGCGCCAACTAATCAGATTGGTGATAAGGAAGGATGTTGGTTTGGAACAGCAGAACCAGGATCAAAAGAAACTGGTGTTTTAGTTCCTGATGAGTTCCATGAACCTTGGAAGCAGTTCACAGAAGGAGGTTGGCTTGGCTTATCAGTTCCTGAAACCTATGGTGGACAGGGTATGCCGTTTACACTTGCGGTTGCGTTCAACGAGTTTGTATCCTCTTCTAACATGGCTTGGTCTCTATATCCTGGCATTACTCGTGGAGCTATTCAGACCCTGCTAGTATCTGGTTCAGCACCACAGAAAGAACATTTCATTCCGCCAATGGTTCGTGGTGAATGGACAGGAACAATGTGTCTAACAGAACCACATTGCGGCACTGATCTTGGTTTGTTAAAGACTAAAGCAGTAGACAAGCACAATGGTTCATTTGAAATCACAGGTCAGAAAATCTTTATCTCTGGTGGTGATCATGATCTAACAAAGAACATTCTTCATCTTGTTCTAGCAAGAGTTGAAGGTGATCCAGAAGGCGTCAAGGGTATCAGTCTATTTGCTGTGCCTAAGTTTTTGGTTGATCTATCACGTAACAATGTTTCTGCTGGTGCTGTTGAAGAAAAGATGGGTATTCATGGTTCACCAACATGCGTTATGAACTTTGATGGTGCTACAGGTTTCCTTATCGGTGAACGCTGTAAGGGTCTTCAAGGTATGTTTATTATGATGAATGAACTAAGACTTGGATGTGCCATTCACGGTCTATCACAATCGGAGTTGGCTTATCAAAATGCTGTGGACTATGCTAAAGAACGCAAGCAAGGATATTCTCTGGTTTCTCGTGATTCTGGTACTGTATCTATTGTGGATCATCCTGATGTTCGCCGTATGTTACTTGATGTTAGGTCTATCAACGAGGCTGCTAGGTTACTAATACTAGAAGCGGCAACATTGGTTGATGTTGTAAATGCTGATGGATCTACAACAGACATGGCAGTTGAAGCAGATATCAAGAGACAGAAGGAAGATGCAGAAGATCGCCTTGGTCTAATGACTCCTGTTCTCAAAGGAGTTATCACTGATTATGGTGTAGAGAATGCTATCAAGATGCAACAGGTATGGGGTGGTCATGGATATGTTCGTGACAATGGTATGGAACAGATTGTCCGTGATGCTCGTATTGCTATGATCTATGAAGGTGCTAATGGTATTCAGGCACTTGATCTTGTTGGTCGTAAGTTGCCAAAGAACATGGGTCGTGCCATTACTAAGTTCTTCAAGGATAGTGAAAGTTTCTTGACTAGTGCATATGATAAGGATATCAATCCAATTGTGCAGCCAATGACAAGATCATTGAATGAACTAAAGCAAGCAACAGAATGGTTGATGCATAATGCTATGTCTAATCCAAACAATGCTGGTTCTGCATCTTATGATTATATGAAGATGTTTGGACTTGTTATGCTTGGTATGGCACACATTAAGATTTGTCTGGCTACCCGAGTTTTCAAATGTAAAGAAGACGAAGAAAGACATAAAAATGCTACATACTTCATGGAGCGTATTCTACCGGAGACAAGTTTTCTATTACAGCGTATTAGAGAAGGTTCTGACACTATGATGGGAGCAAACTTTTGATTTTTGATTACAAAGAAGATACCTGTAAGTATGTTGTCCATTCCAAGAAGAATGGGAACGAGTTTGCTGTTTCGTTTCCCTCTATGGATCAGGTTGCTGACTATGTAGAAACGGAAGAGAATATAACAGGTGTGTGGAAAGTGGTAGCACAGAAGATTCCACCACAGGTATATACGAGAAGGGTTCAATATGTGGTACAACCCACCAGAAGCGATTACTTGAAGAGTTGAAGATGTGGATTAGTATTCATCAAGATAGTATCATTGTTTGTCGTCGATGTAGTAGATACAAATGGCTAAGACCATATGATGAGTTTCTTTGTAGCACATGGTCAAGACATATCAGAATGACCAATAGGAGAATGAGGAAAAAGTATGTATGACGAAATATTTGATGATAATCTCAATGGTGGTATTCCCCACGGTTACTAATGCTCAAATGGTTATGACAAGGGACAATCATTCTTTGACACAAGCAACACCAAACGCTCCACAGACAACTCCTACATACTCTTGGCAGCCAAACACAACGGCTGGAACTACACAAGGGTGGCAGTCAACTGTTCCTACAGGAGGAGTAAGAACTACCATACCGCAATGGCAGGAGTTAGAATGAATCTATTTCAAGAAGGAAACTTTATATCACACGCAGGACAAGAGTTAAACTGGAAGATTGAATGTGATGCTCTTACTGATGAAGATTGGGATTGTTTAGCAAGGATTATACATGAGCGTACTCGCTTTGGCAGTGTTTACGGTATTCCTCGCGGTGGCATTAAATTGGCTAAAGCACTAGAGAAATACATAACACCTGATCATCCATTACGATTGGTTGTCGATGATGTGTACACAACTGGCAAATCAATGAAAGAGGTAATGACAGGTGATGATCTAGGGTTTGTTGTCTTTGCTCGTAGACGCATAGACTTTCATCCACAGCATTACATTCGTGCTATCTTTACTATGGATATGATATGATCGTAGAATATTACATAGAACAACAATCGCTTGAAATGTCTATTGGTTGTTTTGAAATAAATCCTTTATTAGATAAACCATATTGGGCAGCATTATCTTGGTGGTTAGTTCCAGGAACATTTAGTTATGACTGATGAAGAAGAATTAGTAAAACAGTTACATGAACTGGCTGATTGGGTAGAGAAACATAATGGTGTTCATTGTGCTTCAGTCCCTCGCAAGGCAGCATATACGATAGACAGGTTGAACGAGAGCAACGAAATTTATCGCTTGCAACTAAATAAAAAGTCATTTACTATTGTAGAAATAATTAATAGATATATTGGTAACGTGAGAGTATTCCTGTATATGCTCCAACAGAGGAGAAAGCGTGTCAAAAGATAAAAAAAAGTATAGAGCAATTTTTATATCTGATGTTCATCTTGGCACTCGTCACTCTAACGCAGAAAAACTATTACAATTTCTAAAAGAAACCGAAGCTGACAGATACTATCTGATTGGTGATATCATTGATGGTTGGATGATGCGTGGTAAGGTATACTGGCCACAAGCACACAACAACATTGTTCAGTTTTTTCTAAAACAATCCAAAAAAGCAGTAGAAATATATTACGTCACTGGCAATCATGATGAGTTTCTTCGTGAATACGTTGGAACAGAAATGGGTAACATTAAATTAGTAAATGAAACAATACATCATGGAGAGAATGGTAAACGATATCTCGTTATTCATGGCGATCAGTTCGATCTTGTTACGATGAATGCGAAATGGCTTGCTATGATTGGTGGATGGTTATATGATAGAATGATCGATATTAACAGATATCTCCAGTGGGTTTATAATAGATTAAATATAAACGGTTTCTCTCTTTCTGCTTGGGCGAAACACAATGTCAAAGAAGCAGTAAATTTTATTGGCGACTACGAAACAGTGGTTGCTGATGCGGCAAAAAGGAAATGCGTAGATGGAGTGGTTTGTGGTCATATTCATCATGCTAATATATCTGTTTTGGACGGTATTGAATACATGAACTGTGGTGATTGGGTTGAGTCCTGTACCGCTATTGTAGAACACCACAATGGAAAATTTGAGATTATAAGACGATGAAATTAACAATATTTACAGATGCATGGTATCCACAAATCAATGGAGTAGTAACTACTCTTGATATGACTAAACAAACTCTAGAAAAACGTGGATGGGAGGTAGAAATTGTCCATCCAGATATGTATAGATTTACAATTCCTTTACAACCGTCCACTGGTATTTTTATGCCATTGCTGCCTATGGGAATTGCTGATGAACATGTTCGTAATGCAGACAAAATTCATATAGCAACAGAAGGAGCTATCGGTCTTGCTGCAAGATATAGTTGTAAGAAACACGGAAAAAATTACACTACATCCTTTCACACAAAATATCCGGAGTATGTTAAGATTCATACTGGTATATCACCAAGAGTTAGCAGTAAATATTTTCGTTGGTTCCATAGAAACAGCAATTGTGTTATGGTTACAACCCCCCAAATGGTTGATTACTGTTCTCAACTTGGTATTAAACGATTAAAGATCTGGAGTCGTGGTGTTGATACAGAACTATTCAAACCAGATCCCAACTGGAAATCAAAGGGAGATGGTATTCGTGCCATTTATGTTGGTAGAGTTAGTGCAGAGAAAAATCTAGAAGCATTTTTAAATATTAGTAACGATAATATTATTAAATTGGTTGTCGGTGATGGACCCCAACTTGAAGAGTATAGATCAAGATACTCAGACGCTTATTTTCTCGGTCGTAAGACAAGAGAAGAGATTTCTAAACTGCTTCAAGTTCAAGATGTATTCGCTTGGCCTTCTCTGACTGATACTTTTGGTTTAGTTGTTCTAGAAGCAATGGCATGTGGACTACCAGTTGCTGGATTTGATAATGAAATTAATAGATACATTATTGACGATAAATCCGGAGTGCTTACAGGTAAGTCTCTTGAACATGCTATTAAAAGTGCCAGTCTATTAAATCGTGATAATGCTGTAATAAGAGCAAAGAAATTTTCGTGGGATGCAGCAACAGACCAATTTATAGAAAACCTAGCATGATATGGAAGAAGAAACTTTAGATAGTATATTATTGGATCAACTACACTCAGCAAGAAATGGGCAGAAATTGATAAAAAGAATAAAACAATTATTTAAAAAAGACCCTAATCTTGATGCGTTGGAACATCAGAATAAAGTTCGTATTGAATTTTTTGAAAATATGATTGAAGACAAAGAACTTCTCAATCAGAAAAATAAAAAGAAACCACAAAGAGAAAGCGATTTGTTATCTAAAAATCCTATGCTGGAAACATATAGATTCGCAATGTTTGCTTCTTTGTATGGATATACTGTAATGCTAGACACTATGAAAAATTATATTTCATATTTCAAGAAAGACGATAATGAGAAGAACAATAACTAATTTACAGAATTTAGTAGAAATTCCAGAATCTATTATCTTAGAAGCAGTGCAATATATTCCGGAAGACGAAGAAAGCGGAATGAGAACAGTTTTATTGGCCGCAGATGAGTATCGTGCGGCCAATTTGACACCAGTATTCATATTGGACCAATATAGTATGAATATACTGGTGGTATGTAAGGAGACATTTGGTAAGCGTCTCCATTAACAAGGAGGGTGTAATATGTCAAGATCATATAAGAAACATCCAGGTGGTGGAATTACTACTGCATCTAGCGACAAACCATGGAAGAAAATAGATCATCGTCGCTATCGCCACTACTATAAAGATAAGATTCGACATGAAGAGTATGATGATATCGAACCACCGAATTACAAAGAAGAACCTTGGGGCTGGCCAAAAGACGGTAAACAGTATTGGACAGAAGGTGTAGATGATTATCGTTGGATGAGAAAATAGTATTTGACTTTCAAATAAGGATATAGTATAAATACTACCAAGAGTGGCGGTTTCCGTCACCAAGGCGAAACTGACCACTTGATTATTTTCTCAAATGGAGAATATTACATGAGTACAGTAACTACAACTACAGTTGCAGAAAAGGCGGAAGTCGTCGATCTTCGTGGAATGTGGATAGGACTAGGTCTCCTAAACGTATTCTATCTAATTGTTCGCATTTATGAACAGGTATACGGCTGGAGGGCTGGACTTGATTCATTTGCGCCAGAGTTCCAGACATATTGGATGTCTATTCTTTGGACAGAGATTCCTCTTGAGTTAGTTTCAGGACTAGCACTTGCTGGATATCTTTGGAAGACAAGAGATCGAGCAATTGACAGCGTGGCTCCTCGTGAGGAGATGCGCCGTTTAGTTACTCTTGTTCAGTGGCTTGTTGTGTATGCCGTCGCCATTTACTGGGGCGCATCCTTTTTTACTGAACAGGATGGTACATGGCATATGACTGTTATCCGTGATACTGACTTTACTCCAAGTCATATCATTGAGTTCTACATGTCATATCCTATTTACTCAATCATTGCCGTTGGTGCTTTCTTTTATGCTCGCACTCGTATTCCATATTTCTCACATGGATACAGTCTTGCATTCTTGATTGTTGCTATCGGTCCGTTTATGATTATTCCAAACGTTGGTCTCAACGAATGGGGTCATACTTTCTGGTTTATGGAAGAACTATTCGTAGCACCTCTACATTGGGGCTTCGTGTTCTTTGGCTGGATGGCACTTGGTGTCTTCGGCGTTGTTCTCCAGATCCTTGGTCGTGTTCATGCTCTTGTTGGGCGTGAAGGCGTAAGACTTCTAACAGAGTAAAAAATATTTGAGGGGGAGGTATTGACTTTCCCCTCAACACAACTATATAATAACTGTGCTGTCGAAAGAAGCACTATTTAAATCTCGCTAATTATAGGAGAAACAAATGACAAACGACGTATTTTCTTTCAATACAACTAATTTCGATAAGTTTTTTGTTGGCGCAGACAAGATGTTAAAGACACTAACATCAGCGCATGATGCCTACGCAAAGGCAGTTCCCGGATACCCTCCATATAACATTATCAAGAATGACGAAAACAACTACACCATTGAAATGGCCGTGGCTGGTTTTGGTAAGCACAATATTGATATTGAACTCGCAAACAACACATTGATTGTTAAGGGTGGATCTACTGTTGGTGAAATTGATCCCGTGAATAATCCTATAGAATATGTTTGGAAAGGTATTGCCGACCGAGTGTTCACTCGCAGATTTACCCTTGCTGATACAGTGGAGGTAAAGAATGCTGAACTTATTAATGGGATGCTCAAGATCTTTCTTGAAAATGTTATTCCGGAAGAGAAGAAACCACGAAAAGTGGATATCAAGTAATCTTCTAAATAAAGAGAGGGGACCACCCTCTCTTTTTCATTAGGAGGTTATTATGTCTTTTGACATCAAACAATATTGGCCACAGCCAAAACCTAATCAACTAGTTCAACACGAATATTATAATCCCGCCGATCAGAAAACTATTACAAATGTTTTCTATACTAAACCAAACGATCCATATGTTTATGAAGAAGACTACCATGGTGGACAATGGACTGCTACATGGGTGATGGACTATAATCATTCTGATGGTGTTATGGAGATGGTAGACATTTACCCCGCCAAAAAGTATCAGTTCTGGACAAAGTATAGAACTACTGGGTTTGTTGAGGGGAAAGAAATTCCTTGGGGTAAGGTTCAAAACATTGGTGATCGTATCGATGAAGAACTAGAAATCTCAATATTCAAATCAACACCATTTATCTTTCCCGAAAAGGGTAGACAAGTAGTTGATTTTGTTGCTCATCATGAATCGTTTAATGGATATAAAGATGTTCTGGAAATAACATATGACCAGACATTCGGAAAGATGACTGCTGGTGCCCGTTCTTTCTTTGCTAGAGGAATAGGAATAGTTCAACTTCAATGGCGTGGTTTTGGAAAAGATGTTGGCACACCAATGCCTGCAAAGACTAAAATAGGTAATGGCATTATTGATGCTGATAAGAATATTATATGGTTTTAACTAAAGGAAATTATTATGGCTACATTTAAAGAAGCATTTGCTGCTGCGAGAAAAGCAGGTAAAGAAACATTCGTATATGATGGTAAATTATATACCACACAGGTTGCTACTAAAGAAGCTGATGAAACTAAGTTTATCACAGTAACTAACACAGTAGCTGATTCTAAAGTTCCTACCGTTTCAAAACTTAAGAAGAATGTCTGGCCTCTTCAGTCAGAACTACGTAAAAAGTTTGGTGTTCCTGATTATGGTGGCACTTTTAGAAAGAATATGGTTCAGGTAAATCTTCCATATACAATGTGGATGGATGATATCAAGATTACGAAAACATGGATGAATAAGAGTTGTGCTGATTCTCTAATTCGTGTCCTTACATATGTGTGGGATGAGAATGGAAGAGACTATGATAGGATTAAAGCACAACAGTTGCATATCTTCTCTGGTGCATGGAATATTCGTAATATGCGTGGTGGTGCTTCTCTTTCTACACATGCTTATGGTGTAGCAATTGACATCGCTGCTCCATATAATGGTTTAGGTAAAAAGCCAGGATATAACAAGCATTCTTTTACTAAGGACTCTCTTATTGTTAAGGCGTTTAGAGAAGAAGGATGGACATGGGGTGGCGAATGGGAACGTAGACCAGATGGGATGCATTTTCAGGCTGCTCGTGTAGGTTGATAAATACTTTGACTTTTGTTAAACAATAATTTATAATGTAGATGCGGTAATATTAGAAGGAAAGTATTATGGATTGGAGAAAGATTACTCCTTGGGCGTTGTTTTTAATCACAGGAATTTTCCTGTATTCTCTCTGGGATAATACAAATCACAGAACTGTTTCGAGAGAAGTTAATTTTAGTGAATTGATTACCCAGATTGACGAAAACCGTGTTCATGATATTACAATTTCCGGGAATGAGGTTTCTGGGCATTTTGCTGATAATAGAACATTTCAAACTTATGTTCCTTCTATCGGCAGTTTCATGGAACAATTAAAAGGTAAAAAGGTTCAGGTATCTGCTAAGCCACCAGAAGAAACAGGTATCTTTACTAGTATCTTTATCAATCTATTGCCTGTCATAGTTTTCTTTGGTCTTTGGGTTTGGTTGTCTCGTAGAACCAGTGGCGGTATTGGTCGTGGACCAATGACTATGGGCAAGTCAAAAGCCAAGATGTTGTCTGAAGAAGAAATTAATGTCAAGTTTGATGACGTTGCTGGTGTTGATGAGGCAAAGGAAGATCTACAGGAAGTTGTAGAATTTCTATCAGCGCCACATAAGTTCCAAGCAGTTGGTGGTAAGATCCCCAAGGGTGTTCTGCTTGTTGGACCTCCAGGAACTGGTAAGACTCTACTTGCTAAGGCAGTTGCTGGTGAAGCAGGAGTTCCTTTCTTTCATCTATCAGGTTCAGATTTCGTTGAAATGTTTGTTGGCGTAGGCGCATCTCGTGTGCGTGATATGTTTGAACAGGCAAAAAAGAATGCTCCTTGCATTATCTTCATTGACGAAATCGATGCTGTTGGTCGTAATCGTAATGCTGGAATCAGCGGCGGTAACGATGAACGTGAACAAACTCTCAATGCTCTACTTGTAGAAATGGATGGATTTAATGACAACGAAGGTATCATCATTATCGCTGCGACAAATCGTGTGGATGTGCTTGATCCTGCCTTGCTTCGTCCTGGCCGTTTTGATCGACAGGTTACTGTTAGCAATCCAGACATTATTGGGCGTGAGAAAATCCTAAAGGTTCATAGTAGAGCAGTTCCACTAGGAGCAGATGTTGATCTTAGAACAGTTGCTAAGGGAACACCTGGTTTCTCTGGTGCTGACCTAGCAAATCTTGTCAACGAAGCTGCATTGCTTGCTGCTCGTCGTTCTATGAGAATTGTCACAGCAAAAGAGTTTGATGATGCTCGTGATAAGATTCTCATGGGTGCAGAACGTAGATCTCTTCTAATGTCAGAAGAAGAAAAGAAGATGACTGCTTATCATGAAGGCGGACATGCTCTTGTCTCTCTGAATATGGAAGGTTCTGTTCCGATTCACAAGGCAACTATTATTCCTCGTGGACGTGCACTGGGTATGGTTCAGTCTCTACCAGAGCGTGATCAGATTTCTCAGTCTTATAAGGAAATGATTGCTTATCTGGCTATGGCAATGGGTGGACGTGCTGCCGAAGAACTAGTGTTTGGTTCAGATAATGTTACATCTGGTGCAGCTGCTGATATTCAACAGGCAAGTAGAATTGCTCGTGCTATGGTTACTCAGTATGGTTTCTCGCCACTAGGTAACGTTGCATATACTGATCCTAATGCTGACGTGTTTCATGGACCAAAGGTTGCTGAAGAAACTCAGAGACTTATTGATCTTGAAGTTAAGAAGATTCTTGATAACGCATATGCTACTGCAAAGAATATTCTAACTAAGAAAAGAAAGCAGTTGGATACTCTTGCTAATGGGCTTCTAACATATGAAACGCTTTCTGGTCAAGAAATTCTTGATCTACTGGATGGTAAAATTCCAGTTAGGGATTGACTTTTTAGTCAATCCCATTCATAATAGTATGATTGCATCTGTGGGACAATTATGTCCGGATGGCACTTTTTGGAGGACTAATGGCATCATTTTACACAAACGTATTTCAGCGTGGAAATTATATTTACGTTAGAGGGTATGATAAAGGGATTAGATACACTGATAAGATCCCTTATCATCCCTATCTTTTTATTCCCAAATCAAATGGTAAGTATAAAACTCTAGACAACAAACCAGTTGAGAAACTAGAGTTTGATTCTATTTACGAAGCAAAAGTTCTTATGGGAAGATATAAAGATGTTTCAAACATGGACATCTA